AGTTGCCCAAGGCGTGAATAACCCCTACGGTGGAACTAACGGTTTGCGCGGCCTAGATAGTTACGGCGGTTCTAACGCTACCTACACTGGTGGCACAACTTCTGCTGCTGCTTTTGGCACATCTGGCACTGGCTCTACAAGCGGGCTGCACTCGCTGGCTACTTATGACCAACTTACTTCTAACGTCAACACTGTTGGTTTGAACAACATTGCTTACAAAGACGTTATTAACTTGGTAATGGCTTTGCCGCAGCAGTATTGGACTCCTAACGCTAAGTTTATGGTCAGCCCAATCTTGGCTCAAGCTATTCGTGGTCTGCAAGACACCAATGGTCGTCCAATCTTCAACTCTACTGAGTCGTTGATTCCTGATGGCATCATTGGTAATATGCTTGGCTTTGATGTGGTGATGAACCGTTACTTGGATTCTCCTTTCCAATCTACAGTTGGCGCTGCTGGCACTACTAGCCTGTACCCAATGTATTTTGCTGATTGGAGCCGCTTCCACACAATCGTGGATCGCTTGAACATGGTTATGCGCCGTTATGACCAGACTCTGCCCGGTTTTATAACCTTTTTCGGCGAAAAACGCCTTTGCACCAGCGTTCGTGATCCGAATGCGGGTGTGCGTTATCGCTCGACAGGCACAGCAGCCTGATAAATTGGAGGGGGGTAATTCCCCCTCCTTTTTGTGCCAACAATTTAGGAACTGTTATGACTATTACCGAACGCATCCTGTCTGGAATTAAGCAAACCTTGGAAACTGGCGATAAAGTCACAATCGACTTGCGCGAGGCATCTGCTATCACAGGCTCTGGTGACGGGGTTGGTGGTCGTACCTTCTTTGACAACGCATTTGCTGCACTGCGCTTTGCAAACCCAATTCGTGAGATGTCGCGTGTTATCCCTGCATCTGGCTCAAGCGTACAGTTTGTTGCCAAGACAGGTAATGCGACAAACTAACAAACCCATTTGGCTACACGTTCACGCCTAACAGCGGTTCGCCAAACATTGACACATCTATCTGGCAACTGCCTACCCGAGTTATCTCTGCACAACTGCCTGTTCGTTCAGCGGTTATGTCGGATGTGAACTACCTAAATGAAACGCTTGTTGAAGATTTGATGCTGGAATTTGCACAGATCGAAGGCGCTTCAATGGTGCTGAACAATGACCAAGCTGGCTCTACCACAACAATCAACGGCGCGACAAGCGGTTTGCGCGGTTTGAATATGTATACAAGCGCAGCATCGTCTGCATTTGGTACAAGTGGCACAGCAATCACCAACGGCATCCACTCAATTGCCACATACACTCAAGCGGCTGCTGCTGTGTCGTATTCCGACCTAACAGATATGGGCCGTTTGTTTCCTGCTCAGTATTGGAATCTTCCCGGTACGGCATGGATGATGCACCCGCAAACAATTCACGAATTGCGTAACCTTGGCCCCGGTACAGCCGCAATCCGAGAGTTTGCTGAAGTTGGTAGTGACGAAGGCGGCGCTGTTGTAAATATCTTTGGCTTCCCTGTAATTGCTAACCCGAACATCCAAACCACAGGTGCTGGTAGGTTTAACATCTACTTGGCAAACTGGCCTCGTTTTGTGACCATTGCTGATGTGGAAGAAATGACCATTCAGGCAATGGAGCAAACTGCTCCCGGCTTCATTACCCTATATGCGGAGAAGCGTCTGGTAAGTACCGTTCGTGACCCGTTTGCTGGCATTCGTCTGGTAGGTGTCTAATGGCTTTCGATAACTATCAATACGCTGCGCCTTTCGGGGCGCAAACGCGCAATCCATTTAACTATGCAAAAGTTGAACAGATTGGCCGTGATAGTTCATCGTTGTGGTTGACGCTTGCTGAAATGAGAAACCAACTGAACTTGTTTGACGATACAAGTCAGGACACATACATTTCTGCGCTTGGAATTGCCACTAGACAAGCAATTGAAGATTATTTGGGAATGTCTATTCTGCCAGTGACATACCGTGTGTATTACGGCACTGAAAGTTTGGTGGCATCTCCGATTAGTTTTGATTTGCCTGAAGTTAGTCAAAACGCCAATCCAGCATTACCGGGATTGACAGTGACTTCTGTTGGCTACTGGAACGATGCGTTTCCACCAGTGTTTGTAACAATCTCAGGCGCAGATTACTATTACGATGTTTCCGGCAACAAAGTAATTGTTAACAACTTGCCGACTGACATTAATTCAGTGATGACTGCGCCAATTATTTTGCAATACACAACTGTTGCAAACCCATTGTCGGCTTATCCCGTAATTAAACAGGCTGGATTGTTGTTGCTCACGCATCTGTATAACAATCGTGCCAATGCGACAGAAACAAAGCTGAAGGACATTCCTTTTGGCGTGACAACCTTGCTGCGGTCTTACAAACCATTGGTGATGTGAAATGGGAATTGCTCGTTTTGAAAACATCAACGTCAACAATCTGACTTTCACCAAGTCAGATTTTGGTGAGTCTGCGACTGTTCAGGCATTGTGGTTTGCAACTCGGGCAAGAGTATCTGATGTGTCAAACAGCGTAAAGATTGCTGACAAATATCGTCTGTATCAAGACATGACCAACTTTACGCTGAACTACACGCCAAACATGAAAACGATAGTGGATAACCAAAACCTTTATTCGATTACATGGCGTGGCAAAGATTGGCGTATTGATAATGTGCGTGAGTCTGATGACAGAATGAATGTGACTTTCATGTGTTATCGCTCTGATCCAGTTACGGCGGTCTAATGGCAACTCAATTAAATCCTGTTGTTTACGGCAAAGCCATCCAGTACCAACTGGCTAATATTGTCACGCCAGTGCCTGTGTATGCGTCTTTTAACCGCAACTTTGCAACGCAACCTAAGTTTATTACTTGGATGCTGCGTAATGTGCATCAACCTGTATATACGGGAACACAGCAAAGCAACAAAGGTATTGATCGACCTGTGTTTCAGATTTCTATTTTCACTCAACAAATTGAAGATGGATTTACAATATCAAATCAGATTCTGCAAGCCTTGCATGGGTATAGCGGGATTTTGGGCAGTCCGGCAGATGGCTTTTACATTTCTAAAGCTGACGTTATGTGGCTCTACAACAGTTACAACGATGAGGAAAAAATGGCGCAAATCTTTTTGGATTGCACCATTGACATCCCAGCGTAAAACAAGACAATTGTTCAACCCTTAAAGGATACTCAAAATGGCTTTACCAAACAAAGTTCTTCCCGGTTTTACCGCTGCGTTGTACGCACAGCCCGGTGCGACTCCTACTCCTTTGACAATTGCACAGTTGTCCTTGGTCGCTAGTGTTTCTCCTATTGCTGTAAGTGGCAACCTTATTCCTGTTGAAGCAATCCCTGCTTTCGGCATGGATGACGCTGTTGCTAGTTTCGGCGTAGCTGGTTCGCGTCAATCTGACAAGATTCCAGTTCAGGCTGCTCCCACTTCCATGACCATCACTGCTGCATGGAACCCTGCTGACACCAACTTGCTGTTGATGAGAGCAGATGCTTATTCTGGCGTGATTGACCGCACTTTCGTAGTTTCGGCTACCGAGGGTGCAAACATCGTTTATTACGCCTTTAACGGGCGTGTAGGCCAGTTCCAGATTGATGCTCAACCCGGTGCTGAAGCCAAAGCGACATTTACCGTTCATCCCCGTGGCAACCAGTACGGTTGGTCTAACAACGCTTAAAAGGAGTCATCATGGCTATCCCTGCAAAAGTTCTTCCCGGTTTTGCTGCATCGCTTTGGATGCAATCGGCTGCTACACCAACTCCATTGACAACAGCTAACCTGTCGGTCTGGACTGCTCAAGTTGCTACCATTGTTGGCACTGTAGCTAACGGCACTGGCGCTGCTGGTGTTGCTGTGCCTGTTGAGGCCATCCCTGCCTTTGGTATGGATGACGCTGTGGCAAGTTTCGGTGTTGCTGGCTCACGCCAAAGCGACAAGATTCCTGTGCAAGCAGCGCCTACAAGCATGACTATTACGGCTGCTTGGAATCCTTCTGATGCAGCATTGCTTCAGATTCGTGCTGACGCCTACTCTGGTGTTGTTGACCGCAGTTTTGTGGTTGCAGCAGTTCAAGGCGTACACACTGTT